AGAGAAATTGTAGATGCATACATCAATGCTAATAGAGCTCTGTTTAATGTTAAGAAAAAACTTATGTTAGACTTAGGTGCAGCTAAGACCTTAGGAATATCAACAAAAGCTTACGACAGTAATGTAGATATCTCAGCCATAGAATTAAACTCCATTGAGCAGGGTAGATTCAGACCCTATACCCCATCACTTAATGTTCAAAGAGCTTTCGAAGAGAACGCAAGAAAATTAGATCTACCTAATCCTTATCGAGAAGCAGCGACTACTATTAATTCTCTAGCCAGACAATTTTCTAGACTCTCATTGAATGCTCCAGCTTTTCCTAATGTAGAAAATCCATTAATACCTAGGGATGCTGGTGCACCTCTAACTATTCAGGGTTCATTAAATTTACCTAGTGTATCTCAACAAACGGTAACCGCTCAGGGAGGGGGAGCTGGTGGAAATATTCCATTTAATCAGTTAACTACTACACAAAAAATTGATATACTATTCGGCAGAAGCTAATCCTAAATAATATATGTCAAAATCAGAGTATCAAGATATTATCAATGAATATAAGGAGCAGGTTCGAATCCTTAAGGAGCAGGTTAATGAACTGACCGATGCTTGCAAAGCGAAAGACTCTGCGTTAAAACGATCACTACAGAAACTAGAATATACAACCGACGATTTAGATAAACTACAAACCGAAACTAAAGAGAAGGAAACTAAGGATGAAGTTAAGCAATAATTTTTCATTAAAAGAGCTGACAGCCAGCCAAACAGCCGAAAGAAAGGGTATTGATAATACCCCTAGTGCTGAGCACCAGGAGAACCTAAGATCGCTCTGTACGCACGTCCTACAGCCAATTAGAGATCACTTTTCTCGAGTTGTGAGCGTTTCTAGCGGATATCGCTCCCCGGAGCTGTGTGTTGCCATTGGCAGCAAAACGACCTCGCAACATGCAAAAGGCCAGGCGGCGGACTTCGAAATCTTCGGAGTATCTAATAAAGAATTAGCAGATTACATCAACGAAACCCTAGACTATGATCAATTGATCCTCGAGTACTGGAAAGAATCAGATCCAAACTCTGGGTGGGTGCACTGTAGTTATTCTGAAAACAATAATAGAAAGCAATATTTAAAAGCTACAAAAATTAATGGCGCCACAAAATACGACTCAATGGAGTAATTAGGGAAAAATTTGTGAGCAAAGTTTTACTCTGCTCCTATAAAATCCTACGTTAAATCCAGGTTTTTAATTCTTCACCCATAATCTTAGAAGCGATGTTTACTTTTTTTCGCAGAGCTTTTACTATTCGAGTATCTACCGTATCTTCTACAATTAGATCAATATAGGTCATAGGAAATTTCTGTCCAATTCTATCAATCCTTGCTTCAGATTGTTGGCGCTTTTCCAGGTCATAACCATTCGAATAATAAATCATGGTAGAGGCGGCAGTTAACGTAATACCATATCCTCCAGTTTGTGGAGTTCCTACAAAGAATCTACATTTTTTATCATCTTGAAATTTTTCAATATTAGTTTGTCTTTCATTATTAGGAGTTAGGCCATAATAATCGACCACGGACCCGGGACCATAAACTTTTTTAATAGCCTTCATTATATGCTCTACATCTTGTTGCCAATGAGCCCAAATAACAGCTTTTCCTTCCACTTCATCTAAAACATCTAAAAGTTCGTCCATTCGATTACTTTTAATATGTTGAATAGTTCCATCATCAGCTTTGAAATGACCACATGTAATTTGTTGGAGTCTCATAAGTTGAGTTAAGACAGTAGCTGTAGTCATGGTTTTACCTTCAAGTTCAGCAAGAGCTAAATGCTTCATTTGTTTGTAAACTTTTGCTTGTTCTTCGGATAACTTAACACTTCTTTTCATGTAAGTTTTAGGCGGCAAATCTAAACATTCATCTTTTAATACGCGATATGAAAAGGGTTTAAGTTTTTCAGACAGTTCTGTTAAATTTTTATAACCTGTCACAATTTGAACAGATCTTCCTCCAAAGTTAGCAGTTTTCATAACTGCATATCTTGTTCTAAAGGTGTAATAAGAAGAGTGCCCCAATAAATCAGATTGTAAAAATTCACATTGTTTATAAAGATCTAAAGGAGATTTAGTAACAGGGGATCCTGTTAAAATTCTTCTGTATTTCGCATCAACACTTAGTTTACAAATATTTTTAGTTCTCTTGGCATCAGGATTTTTTATAGTAGTGCTTTCATCCACCGCCATAACTGCATTATGGCAAGATAAAAATTTAGAAGCAAAATTAATTCCTTTTTGAGTAGAAAAAGCTTCTACATTCATTACTAAGATATGAAGCTCTTCTCCCGTTTTAAATAAAGTCCCTAATTTGCGCGATTGAGATTTAGTTATATTTGCTTGCCATAATACGCTCTCATTTTCTATATGATCTGGTAAATGAGTAGGAAGTTCTTGTTCATACCAAGTGCCAGTTACTCCTTTAGGAGATATAATTAAGGCACCATTTATTTTACCTTGATCATATAACATAGCTATATTATCAATAAGTACTTTTGATTTACCTGTACCCATTTCCATGAAATAAGCAAAATAAGATTTATTCCACGACATTTCCAATGCTTTTATTTGATGAGCATAGGGCTTCATTTTAAATTTGTAATTCATAATATTATTTTTTTCTTTCTATTGACTTCTTATATAGGATAAACTATATATTTGTCAAGATGTTAGAAAGAGAGATAAATAAATATGTTTAGTAGTCTTAAATGTGGCCCAGCCCCAGATAAACCAAATGGAGCTATTGTGTATGTTATTCAAGAAATACCAGGTACAAAAGCAGGAACCCCAAAGATTAATATAATGAGTGCTTCGAGGTATGGAAAATTTAAATTTTTATTACCTGAATTTTCTCAGATTATTTTTTCTCCGGGTCCTTTAATTTTTAAATTAAGAACTTTGTTGAAAGATTATAGATCAACGGATTATTTATTATTGACAGGAGACCCAGCTATTATTGGAGTCGCTTGTTCAATTGCTGCTGACATTACTAACGGAAAATACAACTTATTAAAATGGGATAAACAAGAAAGACAATATTATCCTATTACAATAAACTTACACGAGAAAGGAGAAATAAATGAGTAGTATTGATTTTGAAAAAGATCAGAGAGAAGATTTGAATTCAGTTAATGAAGCAAAAAATTTATCTGATCAAGTAGTAAAACTAAAACAACTAGAGGATGAATATTCTACCAAAGAAAAAGAGTTGAAAGAACTTAAAAGAAAGTTAGAATTGGTATCCGGAGAAGTGATTCCTACAATGATGCAGGAAATGAACATCTCTACATTAAAATTAGCAGACGGATCTTCAGTTGAAGTTAAACCCGTCTACGGTGCGTCAATCCCAATTGCAAAAAGGGAAGAGGCATTTAAATGGCTTCGAGATAACGATCTAGGTGATCTTATTAAAAATGAGGTTACTGTTGCCTTCGGTCGTAACGAAGATGCAAAGGCTAGCGATTATGCCAGCCTAGCACAGCGTCAAGGGTTTGAACCTGTCCAGAAATTAAAGGTTGAACCAATGACATTAAAAGCATTAGTCAGAGAGCGTCTGGAAGCTGGACAAGAGATTCCCACTGACTTATTTAACGTGTTCGCAGGCAGCCGAACTAAAATAACAAGGAAACAATAAACATGAACGAGGTACAACAAAAAACAAACGCTTCTCTTCCTGCCAATGTATTTGAACAGGATGCGAGTAAGGGTTTAGGCAATATCAGTCAGCAAGACTTGGCGTTGCCGTTTCTAAAAATCCTTGGACAATTATCACCTGAAGTAAACGAAAGAGATGGTAAATATGTCAAAGGTGCCAAGGCAGGAATGATTTTCAATTCTGTCACTGGTGAGTTATATGATGGTGTGAAGGGCATTGATGTCATTCCATGCTTTTATAAACTCGAGTACATNGAATGGAAAGATAGAGGAGAAGGATTAGGAGCACCAATTGCTATCTATGATTCCTCATCTGACATCATGTCAAAAACAAAACCAGATGCAAACTACAAAGATAGATTACCGAANGGTAANTATNTTGAGAAGACAGCATCTCATTTTGTAATTATCTTAGGAGATAGTCCTTCAACAGCGTTGATTTCTATGAAATCTACTCAATTAAAAATTAGTAGAAAGTGGAACTCGATGATGAGTGGGATTAAATTGAAAGGCAAGAACGGCTTATTCACGCCAGCATCTTTCAGCCACATTTACAAACTAAAAACTACTCAAATGTCTAACGACAAAGGCACTTGGTTTGGTTGGGAAGTAAGTAAACTTGGTCCTGTAACAGATACTCAAATGTATCAGCAAGCTAAAACTTTTTCTGAAAACATTTCCAAAGGAAGTGTCAAAGCGAAACACGGCTCTGATAAACCAAAAGGGTCTGATTCGCACTTTTAAGTTTTAATCGACATATCGATTAAAAAAGGGGCGAGAGCGGGAGACTTAACTCGCCCTTTCGAAAGATAATTATGGATAAGAAGTATATAAATTTATTTAATGGATATAGAGGAGCGTATGGTGTCGCTAATATTAAGAACGCTTACGTTGATCCTGATAGCGGAAAGCTTCGCTTAAAACCAGGGGACTATCGCTGGAATTATCAAGAGCTTACTGACGATATTTATATAGAACATTTAAACGGCACTAAATCTATTGGGATTCAACCCTGTAATGAAGAAGGGGAAACAAAATTTGGTCTTATTGATATAGACCCAGCTAACTACGAAAACTTTGACAAGAAATTTATTATAGATAAAATTCAAGAATACAAACTACCTTTAATACCCATCTTATCCAAGAGTAAGGGGATTCATTTATATATCTTTATGAAGAGATTTGTAAATGCTTCGGCTTTAAAATCATTTTTAAGCAATCTCCTTCCACTCTTTAAACTCAAACCAGACACAGAAACATTTCCAAAACAAACCCAGTTAACTAAAGATCTTGAAAGGGGAACTTTAAGACCTGGCCAATTTATTAATTTGCCTTATTTTAATAGGACAGAAAGAAGAGCTTTAAATATTGACGGAACAGAATTTACATATGAGCAGTTTATACCTCTTGTAGAATCTAATCTAGTTGATCCTGATGACTTAAATAAAATTACAGAAGATATTGATAAAAAGATTTTTGAAGTTGCTGATGAAGATTTTAAAGATGGTCCTCCTTGTTTAGCCACACTGTCTACTATTATGAAGGACCCTGCTTTTGATGGCAAAGATAGATTTANGTAC